GCCACGCCGTCTATTAGTTCGCCGAGTTCTTTTGGGTCTGACATCTTTAAGCGCTTGTCGCCGCGCCGCCACCGGTTGTACTTTCGCAGTTGTTCATGTTGCTGCATTTCGTTCTCCGTTCAATCGCCGGGGCACAACCCGTCGCTCGTGTGGGACTGTCCGCCTGCGGCGTCCAGCCCCACAGCTTTTGCGTTAAACCGCATCACCCTTCCCCACACTCTCCACCTTGATGCCGCCCGACACAAGCCGCGCAGCTTCGGACGTGCTAGTAACGACGGCGCACTTAAACTGCGACTCCGCAACGTGGCGCATTGCGCTTGCGGCATTGGTGGCTTCGATCAGGCGAGTTTTCTTGGTGGCGATTTCTTCGACGAGGTACAGGCGGACTTTCATGGTGCGGTTCCTTTTTCGATTGGTTAGTTGACAGTGACGGATTCTACCCATATCATTCGCCGTGTCAACACCTAATTGCAAACCAAATGAAAACTAAACAGATATATCGGCAACTACTGGATGCGAGCAAGTCGCGTAAGAAAGAGGCGCGCAAACTACGCAAGCAGGGGCTTACATGGACGGCCATCGGGGTGCATCTTGGGGTTACTCGCCAGCGCGCACAGCAGATAGGAAAGGAGAAATGACCGACGATCTTGACGCCCTCAAGCGATCCGTGGACATGGTCACATTGCTGACCGGCTACGGCGTCGAACTAAAGCAGCGCGGAAACGAATACGACTGCCTTTGCATATTCCACGACGAATCGAAGCCGAGTATGCAGGTCTATATAAAGGACGGAGTACAAAAATGTCATTGCAAGAGTTGCGGGCGCGGCGGCACCGTCATTGATGTTGTCATGGAGATGGACGGTTGCGACGAAGGCGAAGCGATCAAGCGTTTGCGCGCCAACGGATTCCAGCGCGACGATACCCGCATCAAAGCCGAAGCGCCAATCAAAGCCGCGACGTGGCAGCATCAGGTGGCACCGGAACCGTTGACCGACTTCAGCATAAAAAACCTTACCTACGTCGCGCACTGGACGTACCTGGACGCTGATGGCGCACTACTCGGCTACGTGGTGCGCTACGTCAAGCCCGGTGGCGACAAGGACTATCGCCCGTGGAGTTATGGCAGCTACTCCACCAACGTATCCGCGAAGTGGATGAGCAAGGCATGGACGCATGGACGGCGACCGATATACGGCCTCGATCTGCTGACCGCGAATCCATCAGCAAAGGTAGTCATCAGCGAAGGCGAGAAAGCCGCCGATGCCTCGCGGCACTATTGGGCCTCGCGCATAGGCATAGCATGGCCTGGTGGTGCCAATGCCATAGCCGGAGTAGATTGGACGCCACTGGCAGGGCGTGATGTATTGTTGATACCTGATGCCGACCTTACCGGAGTCGGTGAGGCAGCAATGTTCAAGGTGGCTAGTTACCTGCTCCCCCTTGGGTGTAAAGTTAGCATCCTCGATACAAGCGACAAGCCTAACAAGTGGGATGTTGCCGATGCTTTATCGGAGGGGATGAGCAAAGAAGCATTGATGGCATGGGCCGCGCCGAGGGTATCGAAACTCGGCAGCAGAGAACTCGAAAAGCAAAGGCTTGAGGAGGAAAAAAAAACTATGCAATCCGCGCAAGTCGCCGCCGCTGAACCGTTCAGGGGATTCGATGAGGATTCGAGTATCTACGAACTGCCGCCACTGCCCGCTGACTTCGACGAGTCGCAGCATATCCCAATCACAATTGACGTGGTGCCTGAGCAAATCGAGGATGCTCCTGCAATCAAGCCTGCAAAGGTTAAGCGGCATACGGCAGTCAAAGAGGAAATGGTATTACAACCTGGCTCGCCATTCTCTGACAGGCGCATGGCGGAAATCTTTGCAGAGAATGATGGCATAGATTGGCAATACTGCCACGGGTGGGAGAAGTGGCTACAGTGGGACGGCAACCGATGGGAGATAGATCAAACACGTTCCGCCTGCCGGATAGTATCGAAGCTCACACAAGCCGCCGAGTATTGGCCGGAATCCGATCAGCTATCCGCCAAAGATAAACGCGCACTATCCAGCGTCGGCAAAATTACCTCAGTTCTGAAAGCCGCAACATGGATACCTGAACTGAAGAAACTCCCGAAGAATTTTGACGCCGATCTATTTCTGCTAGGCACCCCGAAGGGAACAGTCGACCTGCGTACTGGCGAACTGCGCGAATCGAAGCGCGAGGATTGGATCACCAAACAAACCGCAGTAATCCCAAAAGCAGGCCCGATGCCGCTATGGGAGAAGATGCTAGACCGCTGCACAATGGGCGACCCAGCAATGCGAATCTATTACCAGAAATGGGCCGGATACGCGCTGACCGGCGACACGCGGGAAAAGGGCTTTCTGTTTGTGCATGGCGCTCAAGACTCCGGAAAGACCTCGTTTCTAACCACGCTCAAGGCAATGATGGGAGAGTACGCGGCGGAAATCAAAGTCGACATCCTGATGGAACAGAAATACGGTGGAGCCGCAGCGCATGACCTAGCAGAACTCTACGGTATCCGATTGGCAATGACGACAGAGCCGCAATCCGGGCATCGGTGGAATGAATCACTGGTCAAGAGCATGACAGGCGGGGAGGAATTGCAAGCCTGCCGGAAGTATGAGCATCCGTTTAGTTTCAAAGTAACCCACAAGATATTCATGGGCGGAAACGAGAAGCCATTGCTATCTAGCGCCGATGGCATGGAGCGCCGCCTGCATATAGCGGAATTCCCTAACAGTATTCCATTGAACGAACAGATACCGAAAATCGAAGAAAAGCTAAAGGACGAATGGCCGGCAATTCTGCAATGGGCAATCGAAGGTTGTTTGCTGTGGCAGAAAGAAGGGTTGGCGAAACCGGACGCCGTTAAACATGCGGTACGCGAATACGTAGACACCCAGGACATAATCCATGACTGGCTTTCCGAAAAAACAGAGAAGGGTGCTGCGAAAGTAAAACAAACAGACCTTTATGCAAGCTATGCGGCCTATGTGAAATCCGCCGGAATGGGCGCATTAGGATCAACCAGGCTCGGGCCGGAATTGAAAAAACGCGGATACACTCAGCAGAGATCAAATGGCATTCGTTATTGGAGTGGCTTGCGATTGATAGACGTTATATCAACATCGCCATCATGGGTTGATACCGACAATGGAACATTCTGACCCGCTAACCTGGAAGCGTACCGGGAAGATCACGATGCGCGCCGACGACTATCTCATAATCCGCTATCCTACCCACTACGCGGCCCTACACGGCCCGCAAACGGCACGGGTTAGCATCGGTCAATACCCGGACGCGGAAACCGCTAAAACGGCCTGTGAACAGCATAGGCGAAAAGAAGCCGCCAGCGGTTAACTCACGGTGGCGGCGAAGCCGGCGTTAGCCGACAGGGGAGATTGTTACTATATCAGTTTATAGGCTTCCCGCATGAATCGCACTGATTGAAATCATTTTCTTCGATTCCGTGCGAATCACAACAATTGCAATATGGATCGTCATCCTGAGGTACATCTCCATCCTCATCAAACAATCCATCAAAGCAGGATTCGCATATCCCGCTGATAGATATTTCTTTCATGCCTTCATGCGTGAATACATTTACACCATACTTGAATGGCTGTTTGCAATGCAGGCATGTTGACTTTTTGTCTGTCATATACGTGTCCGTCCGACCAACAATGCGCGGATTCATGGCACTATCCTTGTCGGCTCCATCTTAATCAATCGGCAGGATATGACCGTAGCCGCCCCGAATGCGGCATAGATGGTATCCCCCTTGCTGTATTTGGCTGCGCTTGTTGTGGTGCCTTTGAACGGCCCTGCCGAACATGGATTGTCGTAACTGTATCGAATGCGGTACATGGCTATCCCCTCAAGATGATAATCAAAAGCGCAAAGATGGCGGCAATGGCGTGCATTATTCGCCCCTTGCCGATACAGCATTGCAGGCCATGACGTAGCAGGTATAAACCGAGTAGTAAAGCACCGTCTTTCCTTCCTTCCACGATGCAAGCTCAGATTCAGTTGCTTCGTAGCCTTCGGCATTCTCTGTTTTACCGCATTCGATACGGCCTTGCTCGTCGCAGGCGTCAAGCTCCAAGTCATTAACTTCGCAGACGATGAACGATGCGATCTTGTCTTTCATATCGTCAAGCGTAGCCGTTTTGATTTGGTAGTCTATGAATGTATCGGAACCATTGCCGATGCAACCTTCGTTATAGTCGTCCTGCTCTGTGATCTTGTGGAATCCTGAAATGATGAACATGATATTACCCCTATATGTATGCGCCGATATTGGCGCTGTGCGATGCTAGTCGAAACGGAAAGTAAGCCCGTGGAACTGCTCTGATACAGCCTTATACATTGAATGCGCGTCTGACAAGTAGCAAATGTCAAACTTACCTAGTCCATCCTCATTAGCCGACAGCTTGATGTCGACTATCAATGGGCGCTCGTTGTATACGCCGCGCTCATACGGGCAAACCACGTGCAATGCGAGCGTGCCTACTTGATGAGTATCAATGCCTGCTTTGCGCATCAATGCCCGTGCTGATTTCAATGCCGGATGGTATTTCATGCTATCCCCCTCAGATTAGAATTCCGTACCAGCGAGATCAACCGGACATAGTGCTTTGCCCAATAGACCTGGCGAACTGGATCGGACGTGGCGCGCTCACATGCGAATATCGAACGGGCTAGGCGGTGGAATCGGGCGGATGTCATGATTGCACCACGAGCAGAGCGGCGTTGACATTCGTTCCCGAAGTAGCAAACGATCCAGGCGGCAAATCTTCCCATGTGCCAAGGTGCGATAATGCCTCTCGTTGGCGAGGGCCATTGGCACAGATTGCCACGAGTCGACCGCCCGGTTTCAGCATGGTCAATGCGTGCTTTATGTGCTTGATGTCGTCGGCGTTGGCAAAAGGAGGATTCATCACGATTCGGTCGAATGCGCCAAGGTCGCCGTTACATTTCAGAAAATCGTCGCATATGACATGCGTAAGCGGGAATTCTTGGCGGAGTCGGTCGGCCAACGACTGATTTATTTCAACGGCGGAAACGGCCCCCGCCTCCGGGTTGTGGGCAAACATGCGCCCGCCGATGGCCCCCAATAGCGCACCAGTGCCGGCGCTGGGTTCAAGTACCCGATGCCCTGGCTTTACGTCTGCAATCTTTGCGACACGTTCCGCCAGTGCTCGCGGAGTCGGGAACAGTTGCGGCGCGGTAACGATCTGCACCCCCGCGCGCAGGGATTCGCGCATAGCGTCAAAGGCTGTTGTTTCTGGTTTCGTTTGCGCCTTCGGCGTTGCCGGTTCTTTTGGCGATTCAGCAAGCCAAAACCCGATTCCGTTATTTGTTTCGGTCAACCTCCCATCTTGGCGGGCTTCCTCAACTTGCGCCTTTGACATTACTTCACGGATTTTGTCGAGTGGTTCATTATGACTAAATATCCGTCCGCCGTCGTTCCATTGATGCCGGATTGTCAGTGTTACGCGGTTCACCTTGATGATATACGCCCATCCACCACGCGGACCCCATAGGGTACGCACAGCGCCGCCAATCTCAGGTTTTACTTTGTCTGTTTCCAATCCGCCAGCCTCGTCCAGCATGGCACGTTCGTAAGCGATCCGGTTCACGTAATGATCCAGCCAGCGCAACCGCCAGACGTTGCCGCGCTCGTGAATCGGAATAGCTATATCCCGCGCCTGTTCCGCCGTGATCCTGCCGCCGTCCAGCGCACTCCACAGGCTTTGCATTCCTTCATAGGCATGCACGCCTTCTGCTGCGGGATATTCGGAGAGCAAAAAGCATTTGCTTATATTATCGAAATTGGCGACATACTTCGCCCGTTCGATCATCGACAGGATGCCGCCGCCCTTGGTTTTCCACTTTTCGGCATCGTCAAGCTGGCTCCAGAGCTTTATAAACTTGGTGGACTGTTCCATTTCTTTTTCGGCTTTCCGCTTGTCGGCTTCCAGGCCTTTGATCCTGCGGGCGCGAACGTCGGCGCGCTCTTTGTACTTTGCCGCACTGAGCGCCCCGGCAGCGCGCTGTTTCCAATATTCGGCTTGTTCCCACATCTTGACGGCACGGCGCATTCCGTTCTCGATGCGCTGCGCGTCCTTTCGTGCGTGCTTTTCGGAGTGATGGCCAACAAGGATGGGCTGCCCAAGCGGGATATTATCGGCGATGGTAGAAACCGCCTCGCGTGCCAATTCTGCATCTTTGGCGCGGTTCTCGCTGTAATCCTCGAAACGGTCTGCGCGCTGCTCGGCGCGGTCGACTAGGCTTGTGTCTTCGTCGCCCACCTCGCCGCACATTTCGATAAGCAAATCTTCGCGGGCCGGCGTCCACATCGGGGCCACAAAAAGCTCTTGTTTCGGCGCCCATTTGAAGCCGGCAGCCTTCACGCGCTCATAGTCGGAGGCGTCGAGTTTACAGGCTGGATAAAGCCGAAGTTTATTGTCTTCAGGTGAATATGTAGCAGTGTGGTCCATCTCAAATCCCCTATATCTAGTGCCGGACTATCCGCGCCAGCTTTGCGGTAAATCTGTATCACAATCACAGTCTAGTATCGTGATAACAGATTGTCAATGATTATTTGCACTCTCAATGCAGATAATTATCACATAATATTGCCTTCAAGATAATAATCAATGCAATCAATAGCATGCGAATCAGTGCCAGACAGTGACAGACAATGGCGTTTTTCAGAAAACCCCTCTCACGCATGCATGTATGAGCTCAGGAATCTTGAGAAAATGCGGCACTATTGGCACTGCGGCACTAATTACAGTGATATTCCATACAAATCAACAACTTAGGCTTCAGTGCCGATTGTTCGAGCCTTTGGCACTATTGGCACTGTGGCACTGTCCGTAAATAGTGCCAATAGTGCCGCATTCTCGGCAAACCGTATCGGCAACATGATGCGCGCCTCGCCTTCCATCTTGCAGGAGCTTTCCTCATCACTCCGCAACTAGGCCGTAGTCGATAGCGATAGGCCGGCACGCGCTTACCCTGGGCATGTGTCGGAGATGCCGATGCCCGATGCCGATGCCCGATGCCGATGCTCGCCTACATGCAGGCACCAGGCGCAGCTCGCTCGATGCAGCGGACGTGGTGCAGCGCAGCAGTGGGGGGGGATGGCTTGGCGCAGTCTGGTGAGTTTTAGCTATACCCATCCCCTCGCAAAACGGATATTCAAAAGTTATCCACAAATGCTATGCTAAGTCATGGGCAGACTGACAAACGAAGGGTGGGCGAGAATGGACAGGATGATTGCCGAGCATGGTGAGGAAGGGGCATTGGCGCTGATAATGACGCGGGTAGCGGAGGGTGAAGACCCTAGGAACATTGCGCGGAGTAATGCGATGCCGTGGATGGTGATGCGGAGGTGGTTGGAGGGGAAGCCGGAGAGGATGGCGGAGTGGGAGTTGGCTAAGAGGTGCTTTGCGGACGGATTGGTGTATGAGGGGTTGCAGGTGGTGAGGGATGCGAGTGTGGAGAGTGTGCCGCTGGCGAGGTTGCAGTCGGAGGTGTATGGGAAACAGGCGGCGAAGATGAGTAGGGTGGAGTGGGGTGATCGGGAGGAGAGGGCGAGTGGGTTTGGGAGTAATGGAATCACAATCGTGATTGGTGATGTGCAGTTAAAGGGGATTGCTGCACCGATTAAGGATGTTGAAGGGTTGGTTGTTTCTACGCAGGACGCTGTATGAGCGAATTACGATTCGATTTCATTCCGTGGCAAAAGCAAGCGATCCAGGACAATTCTCGGTTCAAGACGATTGTTGCAGGCCGACGTTGTGGAAAAACGAGATTCTCTGTTGTGAATACGCTGATAAAGGCACTTGAATGTCCAAGCAAAGATGCTGGGGTGATGTACGTCGCGCCGACACAGGGGATGGCAAGAGTTCTGTGTTGGGATTTGCTGCTTGAACTTGGGGCATTGGTTATCTCGAAATCGAATGTGAATAATGGCGAGATTAAATTGGTGAATGGGATAACGATCTACGTCAGAGGTGCTGACTCGCCGGATTCGCTTCGTGGTATGAAGTTGTACCACTGCACGCTAGACGAGATGCAAATGATGAAGGATAACGTTTGGGAATTGATTATCCGACCGGCGCTTTCAGATATGGAGGGTACCGCGCTATTCATTGGGACGCCAAACCCTGGCATCAGTTTGTTTCGTGATTACTTCGACCTTGGGATGGCTGGCACCGACGAAGAATGGAAATCGTGGCATCTCACAACGTACGACAATCCATTGATATCACGGTCTGAAATTGAAGCTGCAAAGCGTTCAATGAGTACGATGGCTTTCAAGCAGGAATACATGGCTTCGTTTGATACGATGGGGGCCGACATATTCAAGGAGGAATGGTTCAAGTCTGGCCCTGAGCCGAAGAACGGGAGTTACTACATCGCGGTCGATCTGGCTGGATTTGAGGATGTTAGCGACCCAAGCAAAAAGAAACATTTGGACGATACGGCAATTGCTGTGGTGAAGATTACTGACGATGGAACGTGGTGGGTAAAGAAGGTTGATATGTTCCGAAAGGATGTAAGGGAGACTGCCGTAAGAATCCTCATGGCGATCAGGACGTATCGCCCTATCTGTGTCGGGATAGAAAAAGGGAGTTTGATGCGTGCGGTGATGCCGTACCTCTCTGACCTTCAGAGGAAGAACAACGTCTATGCTCACATTGAGCCTATATCGACTTCAGGCTCCAGTAAGAAGGGTGTTGATGCCATTGCTAATCGCGTGATCTTCGCATTGCAGGGGAGATTCGAGCACGGCAGGATAATATTCAGTGATGACGGGAACCATGACAAGTTGAAGGATCAACTGCTAATGTTCCCTTCGCAGAAGGTTCACGATGACGGGGCCGACGCGCTTTCCCTAATCGCGCATCTCCATGACACGATTTATGGCGACCCTAACGACGCGGTTGAGGAATACGAGGTTCTTGACGTAACGTGCGGGTTCTAGTATAAGACGGTTACAACATTAGGGATGTGAGTTAGCCGCTTGCTAAACCTGATGGGCTAGGGCGTAGCTTAACTAAAGCTCCGTGCAAAACGGGAGATGCCAGTGAGAGTCTGGTCGTCCGATTACGAAGTAACCAGTTCAGGGGTAGCGCATGGAAGCCGACAAGATTGACTATCAAAACACCGGGCAAGTCATTGATCCAGAACCGCTGGAGAAAGAGCCGGTATTCCATGACCCCTCCGACAGTGAAAAGGAACTAACCGCTTTCATTGTCGACCACACGGATAAATGGCGGGACTACCGCGACTCCAACTTCTCCGAGGACTGGGAGCGTTACGAGCGCACATTCCGTGGGGTTTGGGACAGCAACGACAAGATGCGCCAGTCCGAGCGTTCCAGAGTCATTTCCCCGGCAACACAACAGGCTGTAGAGACTCGCCACGCCGAGGTGATGGAGGCAATCTTCGGCCAGGGCGAGTTCTTCGACATCAAGGATGATCTGGAGGACAAAACCGGCAGCGTCGACGTCGAGCAGATGAAGGCGAAACTGTACGAGGACTTCGCGCAGGACAAAATACGCAAGAGTATCGACCAGATCGTGCTGCTGGGGCAGATTTACGGTACGGGTATCGGTGAAATCACTGTATCTACCGAAAAGCAGTACAAGCCCATGCAGGTTCCTGTCGACAATCAGCAGATGGCCTACGGGGTGGGGGAAAAAGACAGGGTATGCGTCAAACTCATCCCGGTAAGCCCCAAGAACTTCCTGTTTGACCCGAATGGCACTGAAATCAACGACTGCATGGGTGTTGCCATCGAGCGATACCTGTCAATCCACAAGATTGCGAAAGGGATTGCTGACGGCAAGTACCTAAATGTCGATATTGGGACGCTGTACGAGGATGATTCACTCGAAAGCACCACGGAAAAGCGGAATTTCGAGGATGACAAGGTAAAAATCCTCACCTACTACGGCCTAGTCCCGCGTGAATACCTGACGGTAGAAGGAGAAGAAGTCGTAGATTTGGGCGTTTCCAACGCCATTGAGGACTATTCCGACATGGTCGAGGCCATTGTCGTGATTGCCAACGGTTCATTGCTCCTGAAGGCCGAAGAATCGCCCTACATGATGCAGGACAGACCTGTTATCAGCTATCAGGACGATACTGTACCGAATCGCCTGCTTGGTCGGGGGACGGTGGAGAAGGCCAGTAACATGCAGAGCGCGATTGACGGTAGTATGCGCTCGCACATGGACGCACTGGCCCTGACAGTCGCTCCGATGGTGGCAATTGACGCTACCAGACTTCCTAGAGGCGCTAAGTTCGAGGTCAAACCCGGTAAAGCGTTCCTGACCAACGGTGCACCGAACGAAATCATCTTCCCGTTCCATTTCGGGACGAATGACGGTGCAGCAATGACGACCAGCAAGGAATTCGAGCGCATGTTGCTGATGGCGACGGGTACGATTGACTCGAATGGT